GCGGTGCAAGGGGCGTTCAAGAGCGGAGGTCAGAGCCCGTGACCAACCTCGCTCAAGCTACCAATGCCGTGTATGTCGATTGGCTGGCCTACCAAGCTGCCTCCCCCTACGCTGGCTTGGTCGCCTTGTTGGGCAACGAGGACTCCTCCGGAGGCTTGAAGCCCGAGGACCGTGATGCCGCATGGTTCCGGGTTACGTTCCGGGAAGCCGCTGGCGGTCGTGCGAACCTGAATGGAATCGTTGGCACGCGAAAGTATGAGCGGCTGTGCTTCCTCGCGGTCCAATGCTTCACGCCTGTCAACGTCGGAACAAAGAACGCGAATGAAGCGGCTGAAGCCGCTCGGCTCGCATTCGAGGATCGACGCCACGCAACCAACTCAAGCATCATCTACCTCAACGCCAATATTCGACCGCAGCCCCAGGACGGAAAGTGGTTCGCGGTCCTCCTGGAAGTCCAGGTTGAAGTGACAGACCAAAAGTGAACGCAAGGAGCAACCCATGAGCCTCGTCAAGACCAATGAGATCAGCCTTCAAGTAGCCGCAGAGACGACTTTGGGCGTCTTGCCCGGCTCCCCCGCCTGGGACCTCCTCGAACCGAATACCATCAGCTCGTTCGGAGCGACGATCACCAAGACGGCACGCAACCCGATCAGCAAGCTGCGCCAGCGTCGGAAGGGTACCACGACCGACATCGACTCTGGGGTGGAGTTCGAGGCTGACCTGACTGGCCAGTGCTTCAAGAAGCTGGCGGAAGGGTTCGTGTTCTCCTCTTTCAGCTCGGTCGTCGCAATCCAATCCGGGGCTCTGTTCCAGGCTCTCGTGGGCGAAACCACCGGGGGCCAATACCAGCACTCCGCCCTCTCGGCGGCAATCCCGGTCGGTCGTCTGGTCTTCGCTCGTGGCTTCCCGATCGCGGGCAACAACGGGCTCTCAGTCGTCTCGGGTGTGCCCACCACGACGGTTACCCCCGTGACGGGCCTGACGATCTTGGACGATCTGCCCGGGAATACGGTAGGGGCTACCCTGGAGGTCTGCGGAGTCCGCTCAGCGGTGGGAGACCTGGACATCACGGTGACGGCCACCACGGGTACGCTGACGAGCACGACGCTCAACTTCACGACGCTCGGCCTGACCGTTGGTCAACTCATCTATATTGGCGGCTTGACGAACACCAACCGCTTCGCCTCCGGCCGGCACGGGGCGGCGCGCATCGTCTCGATCGCGGCCAACTCGATGAGCCTCGACAAGATCCGCACGACGCCTTCGGCAAGCGCGCTGGCGACGGAAGCCAACACGACGATCGCGTTGGACCTCCTCTTTGGTCGGTTCCTCCGCAACGTGGATGTGGACAATGCGGCATACCTCGAACGGTCATACACGTTCGAGGTGGCCTATCCCAACCTGAGTGCCCCGGGCACCGACGGTTACGAGTACGCCAAGGGCAACTTTGGCGACACGATGTCGTTGGCGCTTGCGGGTCAAGACAAGGCCGTGATCACCTTCGGCTACGTGGGGACGGATACGCCCGTGGCCACGACCACCCGCGCCGCTGGCGCGGCCACGCCGGTGAAGCCGGTGGAGACGACGGCCTACAACACGTCCACCGACATTGCGCGGCTCCGCGTGAACAACGTGGACCAGGACGGCCTCACGACTTGCTTCAAGTCCATCACCATCACCCTGGCGAACGGCGTCACGGCGGAGAAGTGCTTGGGCTCCCTCGGGGCGCTCGGTCTCAATACCGGCAACTTCCTCGTGGACATCGAAGCCCAGGCGACCTTCGACAACATCGAGGTCACGGAGGCCATCCGGAACAACGAGACCATCACGATGGATTGGGTCATCAAGAACGGAGACGGTGCCATTGGCTTCGACATCCCGGCGATGACGCTCGGGGGCGGGGACAAGGAGTTCCCGGTGGGTGAGACGGTCCTCATCAACATGACTGGCGAAGTGTTCTCGGATCCGACCCTGGGGACCTCGATCGGCCTCAGCCTGTTCCCGGTGTTCCCGACCGACGCCAACTGAAGCTCGCCTCTCCCCGAAGCGCCCGGAGGATCCTACGATCCTCCGGGCGCTTCTGCGTCTACCACCACACACCAAGCTAGGATCCAAGTATGACCTTCGACTTCTCCAACGTGAAGCGTGCAGAGGTGACTCGCACGGCCACGGCCCAGTTCACCTTCTATCGTCTCGAAGGTCAACCGACCCTCGAAGTCCGACCCGCGACCGAAGCCAATCCCGACTACATGCGCGCGATGCTGAAGGGCGCCAAAGAGGCCTTGCGACGAGTCCGGGGCGGCGACCTCTCCCCCGAGGTTCTGGAGGAGAATCGCGCCAAGGACCGCAAGCTGTTCCCGGAGCACGTCGTGGTGGGCTGGCCCAAGGCTCCGATTGATGCGAAGGGCAAGCCGGTTCCCTTCTCGAAGGATGCGTGCGCGGCCTTCCTGGCGGCCCTCCCCTACGACATGTTCAACGAGCTGCGCGATCATTGCTCGCTCAATGACAACTTCCGCACTGGCTCGGCGGACGAGCTGACCGAATCCGAACGGGACGACCTCGTGGGAAACTGACGGCACGGCTCGAATGGGAGCTGCGCTATGATGAGCAACGGTACGTCATCGCAACTAAGATTGAGCGTGAAGCCTCCCTGCCGCAGTGGTTCCTGGATGAGCCGTATCTGGTTCCGTTCTCTGACTTCTTCCTCCGCCACTTTTGGGTTCTGGATACTGAACGTCCTCTGGGCATGACCCAGGGAAGGATTCCCGAATCCAAAATGGCGGAGTATGCCCGTCGCAAGGGTTGGCCCGATGATATATCGGAGCTGTTTTCCCACGTCCTTCTCGGTCTCGATCGGGCCTATCTTACCTGGTGCCAGAAGGAACGGGAGCGTAAGTCAGCCCGTGACCGACCCCCGAAGCCATGACTGACTTCCGCATCAACGTGATCATCAACCCCGGTCCTGCGGTAGCAGGAGCAAAGGGCGTTGAGGCTCAACTGAGGCGGACTCAGGGGGCGGCCGACTCCCTCCGGGCCACGCTGTTCCGAACCTTTGCGGCCGTCGGAGTCACCGCCGGTGTCGTGGGCTCCATCCGTCTCCTGGCGGAGTACAGCCAAGCGATGTCCACGGTCAAGGCGGTGACCCAAGCCACTGCGGCGCAGTTTGCGGCCCTCGACCAGCGAGCTCAGGAGCTGGGTCGCAATACCAGGTTCACTGCGACGGAGGCGGCCACCGGGATGGTACTCCTCGCTCGATCGGGATTCACAGCTGAAGAGGCCCTCACTGCCGTGGAAGGCACCCTCAAACTGGCCCAGGCGGGAGCGATTGACTTGGCTTCTGCGGCAAGCATTGCCTCCAACGCTCTTCGTGGATTCCGCCTCAACGTGAATGAAACCGGGCGAGTTGTCGATGTGCTTGCTACTGCGGCAAACGCCTCGAACACCGACATTCAACAGCTTGGCGACGCTCTCAAGTTCGTGGCCCCGATTGCCGCAGGCCTTGGTGTCTCCATTGAAGAGACAACGGCCGCCATTGGAAAGCTATCTGACTCGGGCCTCCAGGCGTCCCTCGCGGGAACCGGCCTCCGTCGGGTTCTGTCTGAGCTGGAATCTCCGGCCGGGAAGACAGTCAAGATCCTGTCCGATATCGGGGTCACGACCGACCAGGTGAAGATCAGTCAGGTTGGACTGACTGCCGCGCTCAAGGCCCTGGCGGACGCTGGATTGGATACCGGACAAGCGTTGGAAGTGTTCGGCGATCGTGGTGGACCTGCCTTTGAGGTCTTGTCCTCCGCCCTTCCTGGCGTCGTGGCGTTGACAGAGAAGCTCCGGAACGCGGCTGGCACGGCCAACCGCGTTGCCGAGGTCATGGACGACAACCTCAATGGGGCTCTCCTCCGGGTCAAGTCTGCGTTTGAGGGCCTAATCATCGCTGCCGGCGCGTCTGGAGGGTTCAATGTACTCACCTCCTCGGCCAACGGTCTTGCTGTCGCACTCAACGCGATGACGGACAACATCGAGGCGGTTGGGGCGGCTATCACGATCCTCGGCGTGGGCTTGATTCTCCTCAAGACCTCTTTGGTTGTAACCCTCGTGGCGGCGGAGGCGGCGACCCTGGCGTATCTGAGGCAGGCGGCCGCATCGACCCTCCTTGCCGTCTCCCTTGGCGGACTCCGGGGCGCTGCCTTAGCGGCCGCAGGAGCGCTTCGGGCTGCCAGTCTCGGGGGCGCAACCATCGGGGGTCCGTTCGTCCTCCTGATTGCCGGAGCTGCCTTGGCCTTCGTTGCGATCAGTAAGCTCATCGAGCATATCAAAGAGTACACGGCAGCGCTCAAGATCGCTGAAGGCGGCGAATTGGGCGGCCTGTCCGACTTCGGCAAAGCTGGCGCGCAGATCCAACGTCTGACGAAGCTCATCGAGGGCTATGACGCGCGACTGAAGGCGGGTACGCTCACCCAGGAGCAATACGACACCGTCACGAAGAACCTTGTGAAGCGGATCGAGGGCTATCGTGCTGAGCAAGATCGTCTGTCGGGAGCCACCGACCGAGCCCGGGCGGCCGCTGCGCTCCTCGTTGAGGAGCAGGACAGCCTCAACGCAGCCTACGAGCGCTCGCTGAAAAGTCTAGCAGATGATGAGCGACTTCTGGGGCTGGGCAACTCTGAGCGGGAGGTTCAAGCGGCGTTGCTCAAAGAGATCGCGGCCATCCAGAAGGAGGGCGGACCGGAGCTGACCAATCAGCAGATTGAGAACCTGACCGCCCTGATACAGAGCAACCAGGCGCTCAGCGACCAAGCAGACGCGTTTGACCGCATCAAGGGACCCCAAGAGGAGTTCACGCGAGGGCTGCAAGCGCTGCAGACTCTTCTCAACGACAATCGGATCACCGTTGACGAGTTCAACAAGGCGGTCGTTGACCTAGCAGCGGATGCTGAGGGAGTGGATCTTTCAGGCATCAAACTCCCCGACGGAAGCAACATCGAGAGCCAGCTAGCCCAGATTGAGGCGCTGGCAAAAGCCCAACAGGAGTTGGCACGCCAAGAGGCCCTCAGAGATTCCGTCCTTCGAGACGTAGCTGGACCGGAGGCGGAGCTGCTGGAGCGGAAGGCTATCCTGATCTCCCTCCTGGGCGACGAGACGGTGAACCAAGAGAGACTCGCGGAGGCGCTCAGCAAGGTGGAAGCGGCCCTGAATCCCCTGACGGAGGAGCAGCAGCGACTCAAGGATCTTCTGGAGCAGATCACCGGTCCGGAGGAGCAACGCCAACAACGCTTGCAAGATCTCTCCACGCTTCTGGCTTCGGGGTCCCTCACGCTGGCCCAATACAACGCTGAGCTGGAGCGGCTCGGAGCCAACGTCCAGGCTGAGCTCCCCCTGGCGGAGCGGATCACGCAGCTCAATCAGCAGTTTGCCTCGGGAGAGCTGACCCAGCAGCAGTACATTGATGAGCTTCAGCGCCTGGAGCAATTCGCGGGGCCGTCAGAGGCGTTCTTGACCGGTCTCGAC